TGGTCGCCGACAAGAACGGTCAGACCGGCGGTGCCGCCCTCGAACTTGCGGTCACGAACCACAGAGACGTTGGACTCGATCATGTACTTCTGGTACTCGGTGAACGCCGCGTCGCCCATCATGATGAGGTCGATCTTGGAGTTCTTGTACCGGCGCGCCTGCTTCACGGCGTCGTACAGGACGATGTCGGTGATGTCGTGGGCAGCGGAGATGGAGATCGGGATGATCTCCGGGTTGGCGGACTTGGTCATGCCGTACAGGGTCGTGATGCCGCTGTTGAAGATCGCGGCAAGACCGGTGATCTCGCGGTTGTACGAACCCTGAACCGTGATAAAGTCCTCGTTCGCGGTCATGGAGTTGGTGAGGTTGCCGTCCAGCGTGACGGAATACGAACCGCTCGACGGCACGCGGTTGACGGCCTTGATGCGGTGCGTCTCCAGCTTGGTCGGGGTGCCGCTGTTGTAGTCGTAGCAGTCGACGACGAGGCCCTCGATGAGGTAATCGACCGAATCGACCTTCAGAACGGCCTGGCCGCTGGAGGTGGTGCCGTTGATGGTAGCGAGCTTGCCGGTGCCGTCGCCGAAGAGGGCGCGACCGACGTTCCACTTCGCGGACTGGTAGGACGAGTCGATTTCGGACTCGACCGCGTTAATGATGGCGGCGGTATTGGTCTGGCCGAGCTGGATCGTCTTGTGGGAGATCTGGATGTCCACATAGAGATCCTTGGACGGCAGGGTGAAGCCGTCATAGTTCAGCGCAGCCGCATCGGGAGTCGCGGAACCCTCCGCACCGAAGCCGAAGCCGCCGTTGATGCCGACAGGAGCCGCGCCGACGATCTGGTGATTGGTCAGCGGAGCCTTCTTGATCTTCTCAAGAAACGCCTACGGCTCGACAGTGAGCTGATTGTCGAATGCGGGCAGATAGCCGTTCTTCAGCACATCAGTCACACGGGTGAGAATCTGAGGTACAGATGCCATGATTTTTCTCCTTGTTTTGTTTTATTATCGAAGGCTATCGCCTGTTCGATCAGAGGTTGAATCCTTCCCACATCTTGTGCGCTTCCTCGATGGTCTTCGGGCGGTTGGTGGGAACAGCCGCCGCGCTGGACATACCTGACGCAGCCGACACGACCGGAACGTCGGCGTTCTTCGCCGCGGTGTCCGTCGCGCGCTTCGTCTCAATGATCCGCATGACCTCCGGGTTCTTCATCGCCTCTTCGGCGATCTCCGCCGCGCTTCTCTGCGGTTTCGGCGCGAATCCCCGGTTGATGGCATACGCGATCTGGTACGCCCGTCTGGGATCCGTGTCTTTCAGCTCCGGCGTCTTGTCGAGGACGTTCTGAATCTGCGGGAGCGCATCAGAGAATCCTTCAAACCGCGCGTCGGTGGACAGTGCCGCAATGGCCTCCTGCCGCGCCGCGTCGGCTCTCTGCTTGGCATACGCTTCCTTCAGCGGAGCCAGCTCCGACATCATCGCGTTCTTGAAATACGCCATGACGTCGTTCTGGTACTTCGACTGCGCGTCCGTCCGCTGCGCGTCCGTCATGTAGCCCCACTGCGACATATCGAGCACCGGAGGCTCGGCGACCGCCGCCTCGACCTTCTCTTCGTTCGCCTGGGACTGCTGCTCGATCTGCGCGCGGAGTTTCGCGTTCTCCTCCTGCACCGCCCGGAGAGCCTGTGCGCTCCGCTCAAACAGAGCGTTGTACATATCCGCCTGTCCGCGCGTCATGCCGGAGTCCTGCATCGGATTCGGCTGAGGCGGTGCCGCCGGTGCCTCCTGCGGAGCAGTCTGCGGTGCTTCCTGCGTCGCCTCCTGCGGAACTTCCGCAGGTGCCTCAACAGGAGCCTCGGCGGGTGCTTCGACGGGTGCTTCCGGCTGATCCGCAAGCGCGGCCTCAAGCTGCGCCCGGAGATCGGTTTTGTTTTCGTTTTCGCCCATAGATTACCCCGTTATGCGTACAAGAACGTCAGAACGTCGTCCTTCGCCAGAGACGTGACCGTCACGGTGACCGTGCCGGAACTGATCTCCACCTTCGTGATCGCGCGGACGGTTCCCGCCGATGCGACGCACAGAGGCGCGCCGATGACCTTGGTCGCGCCGAGTTCAAGGGCGATCTTTCCGGCGGACGCCTGTGTGGTCGTCGCCGTAGCCGTTGCGATCTTCGCCGCAGGGAACTTCGCGTCAGCCTCCGCCGAGGTATAGATCTCCTCGCCCGGTGCCATGACGCCGTGCTTCTTCGTGCCGTAGTTGCTCATCTCATGATTCCTCCGTTATTCTGGATATTCTGTATCTGTTGGATTTGTGCCATCTGCGCTATTCGCGCCTGATGCTGTGCCATATGTTCACGGAACGCCTGCGCGTATTCCGGCGAACGTCTTTCCATCATGCGGAAACGCATACTGAGGGCGTACCGCATATGCGCGTCGAGGTGGATCTCATCGTCGTCGAGCTGCTCGTCCACCTTCGGGACGCTCCCCGCCTCGAACAGGACGTTCTCCCTCTGCGCGTTTTTCCGCTGCACATCGTCGATGCCCATGATGTCGTCAGTATTCCCAACACGCATAAGCTCCCACGCCTTCGCGCGTACTTCTCTAGGGATCGTGCCGTCCGCGCCAGCGAACAGCCCCATCTGGAACGCCTGAAGGAAATTCTCCTTCTGCCGCTCCGGCGAGTTTTTCAGCTCGTTCTCGGTCGTGAAATCCACGTCGAACGATGTGATGTCCTCGGTAGACCACACGATGACCGAACCGCCGTTGTCCGCGCCGCACGCCTGCATCGCCCGGTAATTCGCCGAGCGATCCTTGTAGATGTAGAGCCACAGCCTCGCCATCGAGCGCACCGCGTCTCTGAACGACTCTGCGGTCAGCGACAGTCGCGTGTTATCGATCTGGCGAAGATTTTCAATCGCCGTGCCGGACGTCACGCCCGTAGGCGTTGCGCCCACAACCATCATCTGAGAGACCGCCGCCGTGTACTCCATCGAGTTTTCCAGCCGCTCGATCTCCTTGAGCACCGTTCCAGGCAGCTCCGGATTTGCCATGAACTGCGGAGGCCCGCCGTACTCCGGCTTGTACTCGACGATCTTTCCCGGCGGGATTCCGTTGTCCGTGAGATCGTCCACGTCAACGGAGCCAGCCGCAACGGCAAGCGGATTCGCGCCGACCGTGGCGATGTAGTCGTATACTTTATTCAAGCACGCGTTGTACGCGCGCTGAAGCGGGATCAAATCCTGGATGATCGACTTTCCGAAAAACTGCCCCTGTACGATCTGATCCTTGACCGCCGTGATCGGGATCTCCCGATACGGCATATCCCCGTAGTAGATCAGCCGATCCCCCGTGATGACCGCCATCTTCCCGTTCGGGTTTTTCCGGGATCGCCTCTCGTAGTACGTGATGACACGCACCGCGTCGGAGCGAGTCTCCTTCTCCATAGAGAAAACCGTCTGCTCCTGCCCTGCAAGCCCGGCGGCGGGAGTAGGCATCAGCGTGTACGTCTCGATCTCCTGCCCGTCTTCCTCCACGCCGTACAGGTCGTAGACCTCTTTCTTGTTCATGACCTGCTCGACGATGACGGAATACTGGTCTGACACCTCCTGCTGATACATATCCTCCGGGAACACCTCGTAGGACGAAAGCAGCCCGTAGGCCAGATCGCCCTCGTGGATGTCCTCCAGGCGGATCGACATGGTTCCGTCGTCGGTGACCTCGGTGACCTCAGTCTTTGCAACCATGCCGCCGAGGCGCGTGTCCCACCACGAATACCAGAACGCCGTGCCTGTCAGCGCAGCCCACTGATACGCCGTGTCCATCTTCTTCTGGAAATCGCCGTTCGACTGCGCGTACTCCAGCAGCTTCGTCGATACGTCGGCCTTTTGGTAGTCATCTACCTCGTTTGTTTTCGGCTTGACCATCATGCCGTACTGGACAGTCCTCAGATTTGCAATGCGAGTCTGGATCAGCGGAGCGACGCGGTTATAGATGCCGCGCGACATATAGTCGTGCTCCGGGATGTAGTCCTCGATCCGTCCGCTGTGCACGTTGATGTCGCAGTTCTGATGCCCCGCGAGGAAATTCGCGTTGAGCACCCACGCCAGCTCCAGCGATTTTCGATCAGACCGGCGTTTTTCCAAATCTGACTTTATTTTAGCGACGATGTCCTCGGCGAACAGCGTCTTGCCGTCTTCCGTGTCGAGCGGCACGCCATGTTCCGGCTTAGGCTCCTACCGCGCAAGCCCCGCGCGGAGCATATCCAAAAGTCCCATTATTTATCCTCCGGCGGCTCCCGCCATTCCCTCATACGACGCTGATACGCCGTTTCGGGCGATTTGATTTCCGGGCGATCAACTATGATCTCGTTCTTCGCGCACAGTGCCCTCCACAGCTTCTCGATCTCTTTCCTGTGCGCCTCGCAGAGGAACACAACCGTACCCGCGTATATAAGCGTCACGGCCAGGATGATCCACGTCATAGCCCTCTCCCGTCGATTTGATGCAATATTGCCAGCACGATGCCCACCGCCGCGACCATCGCCGCAGCGGACAGTATAACGACCGCGCTCACACCGCGTCCCACACCTGCGCGCAGTACATGATGTACTCATTGCCGTACCGCACCGCGAGGGAATCGCGCTTGTCCCCCGCCCACGCGAGGAAACGCGCCTCAGACTCGTGCGGAACGAACACGATCCGCACACAGAACTGCCCGTCCGCAAACACGCGCCGTCCAGTGACCCGCACTCCGGGGCACTCGCGCCCGATGTCAGCGTCCCAATCGACGCACATCATGTATATGTGCCGACCGCGCGCCGCCAGCCGCCAGATCGGGCTGATCTCCGCGCACTTCCAGTATGCTTTCATTCAGCCGTCTTCCTCGCGCGCTTCGGTTTCTCGACCGGTTCCTCCGTATTCACGGCCGGCTCTTCCGGCTTCTCCACCGCGAAATACGCCGCGATCCCCTCCGCACACGCCCGGCACAGCCGGATGCCGCCGCGGAAATCTGACGACCGAGAGACGAGAACCGTGTCCTTGCTCCCGCATCCTCGGATCGAGCAGATGCGCGTCGTTTTCGTCGGTTTGATATGCAACTCTCGCAAAATCTTATACCCCTTACACCATTCTCGCGCGCCGGTTTCCGCCGATCGCGCGTCTCTTATACTCCTCAAGCTCTCTCGCCCGCCTCTGCTCCTGTGTCTCCGGCATCACCGCCGACCGCTGATGCATCACGGCGAAATACCGCAGCGCGTCCGGCAGGTGCGTGATCTCGTGCGGCTCCGTCGCCGCGTCCGTCGGATTGTGCAGATCGTGCTGAAGATCGGTCAGGTCCCGCACGAGGTTCCGGCAGGATGAGAATATCCGCAGCCGCGCGGTCAGCCACTCTCCGTCCGGTTTCGGGAGCGGTCGTAGCCACTCCTTGAGGGCAAGCCACCCGGCAATGCGGGCGTTTGATGCCACCGCGCCGCGGATGCCGCCGTCCGCGAACAACTCCAACTGCGATTTGCCGCTGTCCCGCGTCCGCGACCGCATATCGGGAGGGAAGTACGTCTCCTCGATCTTCTCGCCCTCTCCCTCCGCGTCCAGGATCGCCTTCGCCGCCGCCGAGACGATCAACCCAGGCTGTTTGATCGCGCGGTAGACGACCGCGTCGCCTGTCTCAGACACCGCCACCCAGACACACGCCAGCGCGTCGAGGCCGTAGTCAATGGCACGATACCGCCGCCAGTACGACGGGATGTCAAACGGCTCTACAACGTGGATCGCGTCGCGGATCTCGTCGAAATACGCCGTCTCGGACAGCGCATTCCAGTCGCCGTCCAGCCATGCGCGCCGCAGATCGAGCGGCAGGGCCTCCAGCATCCGCACGTAGTCCGGGTCTTTCGCCATGAGAATCTCGTTGTCCCGCACGCCCGCCTGAATGAACGTGTAGTCCTCCGGTTTCTCGTCGCCCTGGTAGTCACGATCAACAAACAGCCGCTTTACCCAGCGGTGCCCGACTCCGCCGGGGTTGCACGTGCAGTATACCCGGCGCGGATAATCGTCGACGCCTCGCACGCACGCGCAGATCGTACGGAACTGTAATTCCGTGAAGTTCGTCGCTTCGTCGAAATACAAGATGTGGTACTGTTGACCTTGATACTGTACTACATCTGCGTCCGAGTCGCAGTACCCGAATTTGATGATCGATCCGTTCGGAAAGAACATGGCCTTCTCGCTGTCCTTGTACCGCGCCACCCCCGCGAGGGACGCTTGCATCGGGCGGATATGGTTTTCGAGCAACTCCGGATACGTACGGCGGAGGATCAGTTGCCTGATCCCGGCATACGCCAACGCCATCACGCTGGCCTTGAACTGTACCGCCCACGATTTCCCGCCGCCGCGCGCCCCGCCGTACCCGACGAATCGCGTCTGAGCGGACAGGAATTCCCGCTGCTTCGGCTGCGGGGCACCCAGATTCAGGATCAAACCGCCCTCTCCTCCATGCATTTTGTGCATATTGCACAATCTGGTTTTGTATAATCCCCGCGTCGGAATCATACCTCATTGTGCATCTTGCACAAAAAACGCCACCCGGCGCGACGCGCCCCGTTTCCCGCGGACGATCCTGCCGCGCCGGACGGCGACCGCCCACGTCAACAGGGCGGTGTAACAGCTCGCGCAGATAGTTGGCACGGCCCTCATTCTGACCGTGGCGCGGGCGAATTACCATATCTATGCGCATATCCTGCGCAAAACACTATATCTTGTTACTTCGCGTACTGCTCGGCGTCTCCG